CACACCTAGTGAATGATTTCGTGTGGCAATTTGAAGACATAGCTCCAGAGCTACTGGGGTTTAATACTTTTATAGACTACTGGCATAAAAATGTTGAGGCTGAGATCAGGTGCATAGAAGTGTCCCAATCTCAGCCTCAATCCTTTTTCAATGCTGATATTATATATAACGCTTAAGGCTTACTAATAAACAGCGGCCCCTCATCGTCAGGATATTCTATCAGCCTGTTTATATAGTGCCTACCTGCAGGTGACACTAGACGCAACGCCTCTACTGTGTCGTACACTGCCACACTAACCTTCCCCCTACTTGCTATATAACCAACAAGCGAAGAGTGTAACTCTCTAATGATAGTTGCACCAGCGTATTCTCCTGAAAGAACCACATCGTAGGTAACGTGATGCTTAGTCTTAGTCCAAGCATGTGATTCTTTCTGGAGCTTCTGCTCTATCTTATAGAGATTGTTCACGGGCTTGTGTCCGTTTCAAGTTATCAAAGTAAGCAGTGTTATAGCCACGCTGCCACTCTTTGAACTGTACTGTCTCTTTCTTATACGGGGGGTAATGTTCCTTGCCTGTATAGAAGGAAACAGTACCCTGCTTATACTGAACAGACAGTGGTGGGTATCTTTCTACTTTAATTTTTACCATTTAGATATCTACAATCTCGCATACGTCTGCGGTGCAAGCAAACGATTGAGATGATTTAGTTTCATCCTCTACCTCATACGTTGAAAGTAATCCCCAGTCAATAGTCGATGGTGTCTTAGTTAGTAACTCATCATACTCCTCCTTTCCAATCTTTTCATAGGGAGCTTGGACATACTTACCTCCATCATATGGCAGGAAGGAGATGCCTGACATTTCATCGAAGTGATCGTACACCCAAGCTGCTACTTTAAGCCACTCATCATCTCTAATACTTACAGTGATGCTGGGCTTATGCTCACACCAGTAACGGTAGTAGTACAGCCATAGCTTAAGCTGATCGATTGCAGTCTCATCATCACGAGTAACCGAGTTAGCTGGAGCCTGAACAGGAAAAGAAAAGACACCTAGGTTCTCGTTATAGATAGGCTTTGTTTCATCAATGTCTTGGTAGCCAGAGATAGCATACTCAAAAGGAACCCCTGCCTTTTCACGTAAGAACTTGGTTAGGTTGTCCTTCATGTCACCACGTACACGGCGAATGTAGTAGTCACTGTGCCGTGCATGAATACCGCTGGCCGTATCAGTAAGCTGGCTCACAGTACCCGAAGGCTTAACACAAGTGATTGCTGCAGATGCAGGGATGTTAAAGTCCTTTGCCCAAGCTTGATTAGTTTCTACTGCAACTAGCTTTAGTGCGTTGAGGGTTTTCTTAAGCCCCGCCTCTACTTTGCAGTACTCATAGCCACGCCCATTGGTTAGGGGTGAGTCCATGATACCTGTTAGGCTTACACCCAGTAGTCTTTCTTCTTCTGTATTATCTTTCCACCGCTTACGTAGGTACTTAAACCCTGTAAGCGTTGACTGATACGTACCTAGGATAGTAGCTAGGCGTACCTTTTCTTTTAGAGTTTCAATGGTATCATCTACTCGTACCATAACTTCTGTTAGATTACAGAACTGGTTAGGACGTAAGATGATCTCACTGCAAGGGTTGGTTCCGTATTCCCAGATGATGTCAGGGGTACGGCGTGTATTTCTACGACCATTCTCTGCAGCCTTTTTAGTACAGGCAGCACGGCTAAAGATACCACGCTCACCTGACAGGCTGTCATGCAGAGCCTTCCACTCAGACATAAAGATACTTACATCTGGCTTCGCATTATATACCGCTGAGTTATTAGCCAAGCCCCTGTGACCGTGCTGATTATACCAACTACCAGACTTAGCACCACGTAAACGATCATCAGAAAGATTACTAAGAGAGATAAGAGCAGAGCGCCTAACACCTCCAACAACAACAACTTCAGCAGTTTTACATACAAGGTCATGGCACTCCAATGAACTAAGTCGCCGTCCTGCTGCAGCTTGAAACAGTGCTACCGCAAACATGAACAACTCGTTGAGGGGACCGGGACCAGATGACCTACCACCAAAGGTACGTAGCCTAGCACCTGCAGGGCGTAGCTTAGACAAGTCCCACTTAGGTATCTGCCCTGCATAGAGTAAGCTTACTAGTTCTCTAAAGCCTTTAGCCCAGCCTAGCTTGCTATCGTCAACGTGGACAGTAGTGTCTGTGTTGTTAAAGGATTCATTAACTCTTGGAAGCTGATCTACATTCTGTCGCTCAACTGAGAAGCCTACACCTGTACCGTTCATAAGGATGTAAAGTATCTCATCAAAGGCACGAACACTATCAACAGGAATGTAAGCACAGTTATACGCTGCTACATTGCACTGTTCCACAGCGGGACCAGAGGTCATTAGCAAACGCATTGAAGGCATAACCTTTAGATTTAGTACAGCGTCTTCTAGTTCAGCCCGAACTGCTGCATCCATCACAAAGTTATTGTTACGGAGTAGTTCCTTTTCCATGTGGTTAAAGTATCTGCTTACAGTTTCTTGCCACGTTTCTCTACGCCCTTCCTCTTCTAACCAGCGGGCATACCTTGACGTATGAATGTACTGTTGATAGGCAGTCATAGCTTGATTGCTCGTGTCCATATTACTCTCCTCCTTTTATACTAACTTTCATACCAACTACACGAGTACCATAGACTTCATCTAGCACTTCTTGAAGGGCATCTTCAAGTTGTTCGCTAGGGTCGCCATCTACTGGCATAGGAAACTCTTCTTTATCTATGTCTAATATGATGGCTACCTTAGCGCGCAACATCTTAGGCGTTACCTTTTGTAAGTGAAGCAAAGTTAAATACTTGTTGATCTTTTTCAAGGCTACTCTCAGGAAGGCGTGAGATAGCTTCACCCACATAGCTACTAAGCAATTCTCTAACCTCTTCATCATCCTCAATAGCAGGAAGAACTGAAGTCATGTACTCACACAGCATCTCAAGCTCACGCTTATCAGCCTCTTCAAGTGTGTTATCTTTAGATAAGGATATAGACACAGTTACTTCACCTGTCCATGTACCTTCATCATCTTCTGTGGGTGTTAAAATAACTGCGTAACTATTGTCTGTAAGGTCTGGATGTTTCATACGTTATTCCTATTTAGTTAGCTGCCCAAGTACTTTTGTTCTGGCAGGAGGTAAAGGTTGGCCTGATTCTTTTAGCCATGATTGAGGTATAATACGATTAGCATATTCAATATCTTTTCTGACACACCATAGAGCATACGTTGTCTTAGAGTTTTTGTAAAGCTTATTGTTTTGATTCTCAAAGACTATACGTATGTCTAGGTGAGGATGTTGCTTCCTTATCTCGATGTGTTTTTTTCTATCGTTGGCTACCCACCTGCCCTTAACCTCAATGATAATACCATTGTCTAGTATGAAGTCAGGGGTGTAGGTTCGTACTGCATAGTCTACCCATTCTATCTTAATGGTTTCGTACCTAACAGTGTTACCCTCTAGTTCAATCTGTCGTGCTATCTTATGTTCGATAACACTACGAAAGCCTTTCTTCCTTGCCGCTAATACAAGCTTACTCCTACCCCGCATGTAATACTGTCTTAGTTCTAAAGGAAGCAGGAAGCTCTGCATCTAGCGCAGAGATAGCCATGTTGTAACAGTTTGCCTTAGCAGTAAAAGAGTTACGAGTATCGTAATCCCCTTTAGCTATGTACGCAGCATCCTCAAAGTATTCTTTTGCTGAGCGTACCCCTAAGAACCAACCAACACTTTGATCCATTAGCACACGTACAAAGGCGTAGTAGTCACAGTTCTGCTTGCGGGTTACATCAGCTACACTACAGTCGTAGTGAGGCTTAGGCTTGACAGTAGTTTTCTTAGTTTTAACATCTATCTTCTGCCCATCAACAAGGATGTCATAGTCCATAGTGTTTTGGTGTATGCCACCTATAACCTGTAGTGCTACTAGCTCACCAAGAAAACCAAACACGTTACCTTGTCCCCTAGTAATGCTACGTTTAAGGATGCCCATCTCTTCAGACATTTCGTGGGCTGTGTTTCTCATAGCATTAGAGATTTTAACTTCGATCATTAATTTTCTCCATGTCAACATAAAATACAATAGGGGGATTCTTAGCAGCAGATACCCTTGAAGGTTCCTCAGATAGGGCACCCTTCCAACAGTCATGTTTGAAAGAGCAGAAGGAACACTGCCTAATTAGTTTATGATTACCAGTAAGCTTGCTGCGAAATGTTTCTGCTTCAGGCTTAAAGCAACGCTCAAAGATGTTAGCGTTAACCTTGTCTGCTGTAGCAGATAGTTTCTTGACAACCTCTTTAGTATCACTCTCGTAAGCTACATACTTGAACTGCCCACTGGCTTGATTGATAACCCACCAACCTCCAGCAGGTACGTTAGCACCTGTACTGTACACAGCAAGCTGCCCTACATAACCAAACGGATCATCCTTCTCAAGGTTCTTACCATCTGTGAACTTATTGTTGTATGACCATGGGCTGGTAGATTTAATGTCATCCACTGCACCGTCAACAATTAAGTCATACTCACCAGAGATATCAGTGTTACCAATCTTAGCTTGGATACGCTTAGGTTCTTTGTAAGTAACATTGGCCTCTCTTAGAAGACCCTTGAACAAAGCCTCTACCATATCGCCAAAGACCATACGCACTAGGAAGGTAGTGTGTAAGGGTTCTTCTTTCTCTGGGTGGTTCTTCTGATACCACAACTGACAAGCAGGTCTACCGACGTTGGAAGCACGGAGGGTAAAACCCCCCGTACCGCCACGCCGTTCACAGAACTGCCTACGCAAAGATTTAGCTACATCATCAGCAATCTGACGAATGTTCTCCTCTGACATAGTTTTCTTATTGGTAGTTACCTGTTCTAGATAACTATGTACTGCTAGTTCTGCTGCATGTTCCATGATAAACTAAGCAACGTCAGTTGCGTTAGTAACATCAATGAAACTGTTAACAGTGTCTTCATCTTCTAGTGACATGCCACTAGTAGCTTTTAGATCATAGTTCTTTTTGATACCTTGGTTAATGTTCTGTACCCATAGCTTGAAGTTAGCGAACAACTCCTTCTCTTCTTCCGCAAGTGGAAGAGTAGTGGTGAAGTCTACCTTAGTAACAGGCTTGTAGATCATGTTGCCATTAGCCATTGCTTCACCTGTAGTAGTTAGTTCAATGTGATGCTGTGGTAGCAAGCGACGATTGCTTGCGAACTTGTCAATGATAAGTCCGATAGTCTTGAACGCATCCTTGTTATCAATTTCCCAGATGACAGGGATACCCTCTTCAGATGACACTGGCTCACCAGTATTGTCTACTGCATCATGTAGTGTAACCAGACCAAACAAAGCACGTACTCGTTTAACTGACATGAACAGTTTCTGTTGTGCCTCTGGTAGGTCACCCCAGTTCTTGATGTATCCAGCAGGACGACCACAGTTAACCTTGCCATCAGTATCAATCAGATCATCACGACCAAACTGTGACTGGCCTACCATGACAGACTTTACGAAGCGACCCTTACGTCCTTGATCATCAGGCTTAACGTATGGGATGTACCTACTGTAGAAAAACTGCTGAAGGAAAGGTTTGAAAGATACCTTATCTGCATAGCTAAATTCACCATTAGCATCTTGCAATCGGTAGGTACCTCCCGGCACCACCTCAACCTGTCGGGACTTACCCTTGACCTGCTCAGTACCCATGATGGACTGATGCCAGATACGCAAGCGAGCCAGTGAGGAGTTGTTAGATTCAGCAGCAGAGGTAGATTTTACGGCAATACCCATAGCTTCTGCCATGCTGTCGAAGTTATTAGTAGTGTCTAGGGTTACGATGTTATTCATTTAATTCTCCATGTGTAAAAGGAATACCAGTATACTTATATTCTCACAAGTATCAAGTAATATCTTCCATAATCATCCAGTTTTTTCCTGACTTAGGTTCAAGTACAAGAGGAACATCTAGTGTCACATTAAACCTAGCAAAAATTGC